CATAATACTTATTGACTGCATCTGAAGAATCAGAAGGAGAACCAAGACCAAGAATTCGTTGATTTTTAAGAGATATAGAACCATCGATTATTGTAGTACCCACAACGTGGAAAAACGTTGAAGGATTTTGAGTTCCAACGCCAACAACTGTGCTTGTATCTGTAATATTTGAAGTAAAAAATCTTTTCCATTTAAATGTAGGTTGGCCTAGACCAAAAGATTGATTTGCTATAGGAATAAAATCTGTAGCTGCCATTGCTACACCTGTAGTAGATGATGTAGACATCCACCTAAATGTTAATCCTGTATTACCATTTGAATCAATATATCCATATCCATTTCCAGAATCTTGACCAATTTTAATATAATTTTTAGCAATTTCCGTAGGATTTGCTAATCCATTTAGAATTGTAAATATTTTGTTTGAAGAATCTATTATTATGTTATTAGAGGTTTTTATAGAGCCATCAATAACAGCAGCACCAGATGTATGTAAGTTTCCAGAAACGTCTAGAGTATAAGTAGGATTTTGAGTTCTAATACCAACCCTTCCACTACTTGTACAAGTTAAAGCTGTAATATAATTTGCTACTAATTCTGCACTTAATAAACCAGTAGCTATAAAATATGTATGGTTAACCCACCCGAATTTAAGGCCTGCTGTAGTTTGCATAAGAACCTGATTTGTTGCAGTTCTATAGGCAGCATTTATTGGAATATTAATATCTCCTGCTGAATCTAAATAATATGATGCAACTGGAACCTTTCCTAAACCAACAGAATTATAAAAATATGAAAAGCCATTAACTCTTAATGAACCATCCATAAAATTCGCTCCAGTTGTATGGAAGTTTCCGGAAACATCCAACGTATATGAAGGTATTTTATTAATACCAATTGAAGCATCAACTTGAAGAACTCCTATCATTGTATCTCCAGCTTTTTGAACATAAAGTCCAAGTGAAGCATCTGAGGCAAAAGCAGCAGTAGATATAGAAGCATTAGTTGCATATGTTCCTAATGAACTATCTACATAATATTTGTTGACTGCATCTGAAGAACTTATAGGAGTTAATAATCCGTAAATTCCAGTGTTCTTAAGAACTAATGAACCATCTATAACAGCAGCACCAGTTGTATGTAAGTTTCCGGAGACGTCTAGATTAGTACTTGGATTAACACCTATACCAACTTTTCCATATACTAATATGTTACTAGATGCTTCTATAGAATGAACATATAAAGTTTTATAACGTTGTGCTTTGTAACCTAGATCTATTGTATTTGTTGTTGGAGGATAAAATGTAGTAGAATCTAATCTTACTTTTGCATTTGCACCAATTCCAAGTGAAAGTATTGTAGTTGCATTAAAATATGTTTGGCCAGAATAATCTTGAATAAATGCGTAATTTGAAATTCCATCTAACTTTCTATGTTTAAACATAGCATAATTATCATATCCTGCAGCAGTATGCCAATCTCCTATAACAACATTACCTATTCTTGCTTGATTATATCCCTCACTTTTTCCTGAAACATCTAAACTATAATAGTTATTTACATTATTTGCGATTGATAAATTACCTGTCATTATATCTCCAGCTTTTTGAACATAAAGTCCTAAAGAAGCATTGTTTGCAAAACCAGCAGAAGCAACCGAGGCATTAGTAGTATAAGACAGCATTGATGTATCTTGCTTAACATCATAAGTAAAATCAGTCTTAAGTTCTATACTTGCATCTTGCTTAACATCATAAGTGAAGTCAGTCTTAAGTCCTATACTTGCATCCTGTTTAACATCATAAGTGAAGTCAGTTTTAAGTCCTATACTTGCATCTTGCTTAACATCATAAGTGAAATCAGTTTTAAGTCCTATACTTGCATCTTGCTTAACATCATAAGTGAAGTCAGTTTTAAGTCCTAACGCTGTATTTACTGAAGCATTTAATGTTGATAAAGATCCATCAACATAAGTTTGTGAAGCATATTCTCCACCTAAAATAACATCTGCTATCCATCCCTGTGTTGAACAATCAAAAATTCTTCCGGTTATTGTATCTGACATTTAATTTATTATTTTTATATATATTTATTATTTAATAATATATTCGTTTGTTTTATCCACAACTTGGTTCGAATCTTCCATCTACCCAATTGAAGTTAAGTCCTAATGAAGCTTCTTTGAGATATGAATTAAACATTGTAACAATACTATTATACATTTGATTTAAAGATGCATCAAGCTCTGCTCGAGTAATATAAGAACTAGGATCTTCACCACCCGGAGCATCTGGTGCTGTTTTTATTTTTAACACTCCACTCTCATTATAAACATCTCCATCATTTACCATAGCAGAGTTTGTAGGTAATCCTTCAAAGTGAACAAGAAGATCAGAAAAACCTACTGAAAAATAAAATTGAGGTGTTGCTCCACTTCTATAGGCATTTATTGTTCCAGGTTTTATATACATAATATATGGATTTGCTTCATCATAAGCTTTTTGCATCCATATTTGAGGTATCTGGTTCGAACCACTTTCGTACATGTTAAATGCCATAAAATCATTTGTTGCCTGTGTACCATATATCATCATTACACTTGAGTCTGCGGTTTTAATTTCTAAACTTCTTCCACTCGAGTGTGTTCTTACTGCCATATTACCACTTTCATCTAACCATACTGTAGGAGTTCTTAAACGTCCTGAAGAATCCCAAGTTATTCCATTTGTTGAAAAGGTGTTTGAAGTTTGTTTTGTTCCTGTCCATAGATATTTATTGTCAAAGTTTGTTGCTCCAATTTGACTAGTTGTACTTAGTTTAAAAACATTTGCTCCACCATAAACACCTAGTAATCCCCAACTACCATCATTAGTATTATCGTAAAATAGTTTTGTATAGTTTGACGCTGTATTTTGAACTTTAACATATTTTTCTGTTACAGAAGATTTTAATTCTATTCCATAACCAACGGCTAAATTTGATAAAGTATATGTAGATATATCCCAGTTTCCAATCTTTCCAGTATTGGAATATAAATGTCCTGTAAAATGTCCATTATTTGTATAAAGTCCATAGTAATTTGTTTGTGTACCACTTAAACCACCGTTTGTATCTGTAATTCCATCTAATTTTCCTAAACGAACTTTTGTTGTAAAAGCTCCACCTACACTTGCACATCCATAAATAACATCAATATAAGGTGAATCATCATCATTTGATGTAATATAAACTGCTCCTCTTCTATCTACATCTGTTGAACCAACTCTTACAACATCATCTCCAGCTATAGGAATATCCGTACCAATATAATATGCTGGTTCTTCGTGATCAACGATAAAATAAGGCGGATCAGATAAATTATTAACACTTGTACATTGTGCTTGCCAAAATCTAGAACCTGTATCTGTCCAATTTTGACATCTTAAAATGTCTCCAACATCAAATGGCACTAAATTCTTTCCACTTGCATCGTCTATAAAACACCAAGTACCTTCACTTTCTTCTTCAGCACGATCTATTTTACATCCATCACTAAACCAATATGAACCATTTCCAGATTTAATCTTTTCAATTTCTAATTCATAAACTTTTAATGCTCTTCTTACAGTTAGATTATCAACTGTTGCATCTGCAGTTGCTCCATTTTGTATCTTCCAACCTGAACCAGCAAAACCACTTGTAAAAACAGTTGATGAAATTAAATTATTATCATTTACACTTGAACAATGTATAGCAGCAAATGTAGGAGTACTTATAGTTTTAACAGGTTGATTTAAATAATCTGCAAAATGATATCCATCCCATAAATCTGCATCCAAGCCTGAACCAGAGCCATCTACAGTTAATAGTTTTCCTAATATTTGTGCTGGAGTAACTAATGCACTAACTTCTGTTCTTGTATAATAATTACTTAAATCAACAGAACTATCATTATTAAAATTTCTTGTATCATATTGCATAGTTACATCACCTGCATTATTAACTGAAGCATTTATTATGATATCATTACCACTATAAGCTACAGAAAAATCTATAGATTCAGATTCTATATTTCCTGTACATGCATCATTAGAAATAAAATAGTCTGGACTTTTAAAAAGAGTAGAACCATCATTTAAAATACTAAAATCTCCTTGTCTTTTACCTTCACCTCTAGTTAAAAAGTAATATATGTATAAAGATTTATCTGTTGTTTTATCTCCAACAATAATAGGTGTTGTAGTATTAGTAGTTAATGTAGTACTATAAGTATAATTATAATTTAAAAGTGTAGAAGCATTTGATACTAAATATCCTGCAACCCAATCTAATCCAGAACCTATTGATGCTTCTTTAACATAAGTACCGGGAACAACAGTTGTACCTCCGGTTCCACTATAAACATATAAATTTCCACCACCAGAACCTGCGCCATAATATTTTTCATCTACATAATAACTTCTAATTGAAACATCTACTGCCATTTTATTAAATTAAATTTAAATTTACGACTTGTGTATTATCATATTCAAGCCAACTACATTTATAAGAATCTTCTGTTATATTGTATGTATAATCTGTAAGTAAATAATGTCTTTCACTTGGATCTGCTGTATCAATCCAAGAAGTAAAAGGTTTCATTATCATTGGATAATGTAATGTTCCATCTATTTTTCTTCTATTTTTATTAAATAATTGAAATTTATCGCGTATTAACAAATTAGATAAACTATAATATGTTGAAATATCTTCATCAATCCATAACATTGTTCTATTTTCATATGTCTCTCCATAAAATAAACCATTTTTATAATTAAGATTATCTATATCAAATATTCTTAAATCAATAGTTTCTTTATTAAGTACATTATTATTAATTTCTGCAAGTATTCTATTATTTTGTAATCCTGAATTTGCAGATATTTTAAAATCTCCATAATGTGCATATAAATTAGTTCCAGTATAATTATTGGCATCTTCTAGACTTGTTTCCTCACCCATTAAACCAAATATAATATCAAAATCCCCACTTCCTAATGGCCAATCAGTAATCTTACCCATTGGTATATCAATATTAATTTCGGCTATTCCATTATTATCATCTAAATCTGATTTTTTAATTTCTTTATGAATTAATGCATTTGAAAAAAGTGTAGTATAATAATAAGATTGATCATCTGTGTTGTATGCTACATATCTACCTCCTGGTGGTATTCTTATGAAAAAATTACATTGATAATCATAAATATTTGTTGAAGGGAGTGATGCATATAATGGTGCAAATTTCCACTTTAAATTAAGTGTTGTACCCAAACCTGCTGATGAATCATCCGTAGTTTTTTCATCATAAATTGTCATTCTAAATCTTGTACATAATGAGGCTCTACTATTATCTCCTACACCATCATCATCTCTAGGTATATCATATCTATAAATTGAATTTCCTATTGTTTTATAGGGCATTCCTGGATATAAATAATAATTAGGAAGAGTTGGAAATGGTTGTTCTCTATCAAAACGATATCCAATACTTGGATTTAAAAGATTTGAACCAATATAATATCCTGGATATTTATATCCATCAAATGGTATTGTACTATAATAAGCTTCCCATCCACGAAGAGGAGGATACATAGCTTCTGCAGTCAAGTTCCTTCGTTTTACTATTCCTAAGTCCGGACTTGTTAAATTAATATATTCTTCAATATCATTTTTAATTTCTAAATATTGTAATCCTGGAATCATTGAAATATTCTGGGATTGTCCTATAAAAGCTTTATCTGTAAAACTTGTAATTGGTAAAGTTACTGGAGTTTCACCAAAATCTATTTCACCTCCATTATCTTCATATCCATATGATAAATCTACATCATAAATAGTATAGTGTTTTTGATTAGCATCGGGCCAAGCATCAGGATATCTTTCTATATACCATCTATCATTCCACCAATATATATAACAATCTAACGGTTTTAATATATCTGTAATTATTTCTTTTGCACTATTACGCTCATTATCGTTTTTCCAAAATATTTCTTTATCTACACCAGTAAGATTAAAAACAGTTTTTGTATCTGTAACCATCGGACCAGGATATGTGCCTGAAGGTTCAAGCGTACAGTTAACACGTATATCATTTGCCTTTCCTGTTAATTTTAATGATTCATTAATTAAATTAATTAAACTCTCTCTTCCTGTAGTATCAATAATAGTTGGATGAACATTATCTAATTTTGAAATATAATTTGATGCAGTTAAAGTAATTTTAGAATTATTTAAATATTTTTGTGTTACAACATCTGAATTAATAAATCCATCAAACAATGTTACATGTGTAGTGCTATCAGATGCATTTATTACAACTCTAAATTCTTTTTCATTTAATGTTGCTATATCTTCAAGATCATACCAATTTGAAGCATTATTAAGAATTGAAAAGGATGCACTTTGACCTATAATTGGATTAAACCAACTATCGTGTTTATAATCAACAGTAACACCATCAGATAATAAATGAAGTCTTGAAGCAGAACCATCATAATCCTTTTTTTGTATTGAAACTCTATAACCTACACCCCTCTTTGATGTTCCTGCTACATAATATTTTTCTGTATATGACATTATTTAATAAATATTTTTAAATTTTTCAGCATTAGTAATAGCAAGTAATAAATCTTGTCCATCAACTCTTATTGTACCATATAACTCATTATTCATACTTGATCCTTTTCTATTTAACAAATTAAACATTTGAGTTTGTTGATTTTTATTTATCATCATTTCACCACTATTTGCTAATATAGGTACTTGATCTCCTGTAAATGAAGTTCCGCCAACAATACCTCCTTTTGCAAATGTTTGTGATTTTATAGTTCCTATTTCTATTCCACCTGCTATAGCTACTAATGCTGCAGGAATAAGTGAATATGGAAATGGATAATCTGCCAACGCTCCTGCTACTGCTTGTGCTGTTTTTATAATTGCCATAATTGTTGCTATTTTCTGTTGTTTTTTAGCATATTCTTTGATAATTTGTTCTTTTTTCTTTTCATTATTTCCGGCCATTTTTAATTCAGCATCCATTTGTTTACTATACATATCATTTACTTTAGACAAAATATCTGATATTCCATTTGCCATTACATCAAAATGTCCCATAAATTCTTGACTGAATAATGCTCCATTTTCATTAAGTGTTCCAAGAAAATCTTTAAATGTTATTACACCAGCAGCAAGATCTTCTTTAGCCCAAGATAGTCTCATTTGATATTGCATTTCTTGATTTCCTTCAGGAATTGCAGCATATTGTTCTGCACGATTAGGAGATGATGTAGTTATAGGTGATGGAGTTTGTGGATTTAATGTTGTATATTTTACAAGTGGAGAAGAAATCATTTGTGGAGCTTCGTTTTGCATTAAATAAATTATTTCTTTCCTTAGTCTTATTTCATCTTCTAATTCTTTTTGTTTTTTATCAGCATTTTTATCACCTTCTTTACTTAATCTATTTTCTGTTTTTAATGTAGTTTTTAATGCATCATCTAAACCTAATTGTGCATCTTCTACAAGATTTAAATCTTTTTCTATTTTATCTAAATCTCCACCCACAGAACTACTTAATTTTTCATATCCATCTATATTTTTAAATATGATTTTTTCTGTGTCAGTAAGAGTATTCATTATATTTTTAACACTTTCATCATATTTATTATTTGCACGTGCAACAGCATCCATATCCTGAACACCTGAAGTCATGATACCTTCTGGTGTACCTTTGATCGGTGTTGCTTTACTTATTTCTACTTTTCTTTGATTATCTAATTCAATAATATCTTCTTTAGCTTTTTTAACTTTTGCAATATTATTATAATAATCTTTATAATACTTAATTAAATTTTTAATAGATTCCGTTGGAATTCCAGCTAAACGGGATGCATTTTCTAACTCTGCTTTTAATCTATCAGAAGCTATCTTTTTTTCTTCACCAAACCATTTTTTTGCATTTTCTTTATATCTATCTAAAGCATCTATTCTATCTTTTGATGTATTATTCATATTTGAATATATGAGATATTCTTTATTTAATTCCTCTCGATGAGCCTTTGATAAAATTCTCATTGAACGTTCTCTATCTCCTAATGTATCCATCGTGTCAGCATATTCTCCTGCTTTTTTCGCCGCTTCTTTAAGATGTTTAATAAAATCATCCCAATCACCACTGGCAATAGTTTTAAAGAAATAACTAACTGCAGTTGATGCTTTTGTCATTGCTCTTTCAAATTGATCTGCACTTGTTTCTGTTGAATCAATAATTTTTTTAAAAATTTTAATTGTTCCTCCTAACGCACCTATTGCTAAACCTATAATACCTACAGATTTTTGAAAAGTAGTAAACACGCCACTTAATTTAGAAAAATTACCTTCAGTTTCTTTTCTAAATTTATTTACATTATTATTAGCACTTTCAAGACCTTTCTTAAGTTCTGCTACATCAGCAGAAAGTTTTAAAGAAAGATCTGCCATTATTTTACCCATAATATTTAATTATTTTATATTCTATATATTCATAAATAAAAAAAAGGAACCATTACAGTCCCTTCACTTCATTTGCATTCTTAATTTCACCTAAATTTTTAGAATTCATCATATTTTGTTCAAATTTGTCCCAATCTTCTGCTGTCCATTGTTTAACTATATTTGTATTTTCATCTATTTCAATTTTATCCCATTTAAATGGCATCAATTCTTTACAAAATTGATTATATGTTAAATGATGTTTTATTTCTAGATTTAAATAAGAATAATAACATATTTGTCTATTACATTCCCACTTATGTTGTAATTCTAATTTTTTATCTTCATTCCAAACATTAAATAAAAGATAAAATTCCTTAGGTGTTAATTTATAACAACCTTCTTTAGTTAAGCCAAATCGTACTTGGGCAGTTGCAATTAATTCTTCTAAATCTAATTTTTTTTTACTTCATTAATATCATCAGTAATTTCATTTGGAATATTAACATATAAATAAAATTCGCCAATCATTGAAAGCCAATCTCCAAATCTTTCACTAAAAAATGTATGTAAGTTTTTACTTCTTATACCATAGTTATTTCCAGTAAAAATTTTATATATAGTTTGTTTAAATGAAGATAATTTCATCATTGATCCTCTTCTAAGCATCATATGAAACATTAAAAGAAGTGAGTCAAAGGTATCTTTATCAGTTAATTTTTTACTTAAAAAAACCTCAAATTCTTCACCTTTAATATCTTTGAAAGAAACCAATTCTTCAATAGTTAAACTAAGAGGAAATTTTCTTCTGTAATATTTTATAAAATCAACTTTAGGCATTAATTATGCTGACCCAGTTCTCTTAGTTAAAAGTCCTGTTCCTTTAAATTCTAATGAAGTTTTAATTGCATCACCAACTCCTCCAGAAAAACCTGGATTAACTGGATAAGCAACACCTTCGTAATAATTTATTGAACCACCTACAGTAGGATATACACTTACCAATACTGAAGAATCTGCAGTTAATGCTTTATCAATCATATTGACAATATAAGTATAACCAGCAGAAGTATCTTTTACTCTTGGAAAAATACCATTTGTAGTAACTGACCAATCATATCCATCTGTAATGAATTGAGAAACCACACTATCAAGATACTTAACTTCAATTAATTTGTTATTTATTTTGAAGTCAAAATCTGTTGCACATCCTAAGATACTAGTATCAACTTTTATTACCATCATTGAACCCAATAAAGGGGTACTTGTGTTTGAATAACTCATCTTATTTAATTTATTTTAAGTTTATTTATATATATATTCATAATTTATTTTATTATTGAAAAAAGTAATTCACTAATGTAAATTCCATCTTGTCCTTCTTCAAGTTTTGTATATTTATTTTCACTTTCAAATTTTATGTATGATATATTACTTGAACTATATGTATTAATATTTGTAAGAACACTTTCAACTATTAAATCTAGTTGATCCTCAGAATCTGGTGTCATGATAACAACTAAAACATCATAAATTTTATAACCACCACCATCATTAGTATTAATAATTTCTTTAACATTACAATCCCAGGCAATATAATTTTTAGTCCAATCAACATTCTCATCAGAATCTGTTGGCAAATTACGGTACCATATACCGCCATCAATTAGTGTATTTAAATCACTAAAAGATTTTATTAAAGTAGAAAAAGAACTATAAAGTGTAGGCATTATTTATTAATTTTTTTAATTCTTTTTTGTAAGAAATTTTCTATTTCTTCACCATATTGAGTATTTACGTAATTAATAATAGGCTCAATTTGTTGATCAACTATAGGTTCTATTGTATTTTTTCCTGTAATACTACCACGATTATAACCTTTCTTTGTCTCTCTTTGTTTTGTTCCTTTTTCTACAAAACGAATCCAAAATGCATCACTTGAAGGACCTGCAAATACTGCAGTTGGATCTTCTCTATCATTTTGTACTACAAAACTTTTTTTAGTAGTTGAAGAATAAGGAGTTCCTGCTCTTAATGAATCTATAATAAACTTTTTTGCAGTTTTTCTATGTACCGATTGAAGAAGTTTAGCATTAACCTTTGCAGGCAATTGTAAAAGTGCTTCTTGAATTTCCTTTACACCTTTAAGTTCATATCTTATTGCTTCCATTATGTAAGTGTTGTAATTATTTTCATAAATGAATTTTGTTCTATAGGTTCAATAAATTCAATCTTATATGTTTTTTCATTCCATATTATTTGACAATCATAATCTACACTAGAATTATAACGTATCGTAAATATTACTGTGGTTGATATTGATTCATATTGTGCATTGTATTGTGTATTTCCAGAACTAACGTTAACATTAGCATAACAATATCTAAGAAAACTATAAGTTTTTAAAGGTTTTCCTGTAGTTGTACTTGAATTAGAAGATTTTTGAATCTTTATCCTATATTTTAAATCATTACTATTCATTAGAATCTTTGTTCTATATAGAAGTTGAGTATTGTTTCAAATACTTTGTTGTCTTGCATTCCATTCCAAGCAAAATTTGACCGCGCTGAATCGTATAAATCACCAATTTTTGTCAATATTGCCTGTTTTATTAATACAGGACATTCATCATAACCTGTGTAATATGTTAGTGTGATAGGATCTGTAGTAATTGTATCTGTCCATTCAACAATAAATGAATTATCATGATTAAGTATATAATCTAGTGTACCTATTGAAGCATCATTTGAATCCACTACATCAATTATTGAAATATAATTACCTTCATAAACCTCAAGATAATCACTTGAAAAATCATAAATCCTTAATGTATTTGTTGTTTTTGCAATGTCTTTATTAATATAATTTTCTGCGAGTGTTGTTGCTGCTGTAATTAAATTTTCAATATAGTCATCATCATCACGAAAATCAACATCAACCCTTAAATGCCTTTTAGCTTCTGCAAGACTAATTGGATAAAGTGCTTTAGATTTTGTAATATTATAATCAGAACTTATATTAAGTAAATTCATTTTAATTCATTATTTTACAATACAAGAGATGCACATAATACGTGATGCCAAACTCCACCTGTTTTAAGATATAAAGAAGAATCTTGCACAAACATATTTCCATTTGCACCACTAGCATCTTTTAAATTAGCTATTACTAAATTTGTTACAATTTTTGCAGCAGTTCCTACTGAAGCATTTAAAGTAACAAATCCTGTTTCAACAGAATCTACTACAGATTGTATGTTTTCTGCAGTACCAAAAGATGTTTGATTTGAATTAAAATCTGCAGGTAAATTTATGTATGCCATAATTTTTAATTTATTTTAAAAAAGGGAGAAGATTAATCTCCTCTCCCTTAAATATTTATTTACTTTATAATTTAAGCAACTGAAGGGTCATAAAGATTTAAAACTCCAAGTGTATTGTATACACCAGAGTCAAACATACCTACAATTGTAAGATTAATTAAACCCTTCTTTGCATCTGTGTACGGATCAACTATAATTTCAAGTCCACCCCATTGACCAACACAAACTTTATTCCAATCAGCAAATGTAATTACTGAAGTATTTTGAGCAGGAACTGCATATGCAGGATAAGAATTAATCTTACCAGCATCATAAATAGGACCTTGATTAGTCATCTTTGCAGTTGTACTAAGATAAGCACGTGTTGCAGGAGTAACAACATAAGCAGGTGAAGTAAGCATATAGTCACCTAATGAAGCTTCCATATCTACTAAATTTGTCCAAGTAACATATGTAGTTTTTGAATTTTCATTTGTACTAGGGCAATCTGCTAAAACTTGATCAAAAACATCATTTGTTACACAATTCCATACACCATTTACAAGGTTTTGTATAATTCCATTGTATATACCTGGTGATGTTTGAACTAAAGTTTCTTTTGAAATAGCTTGTGAGTGTGATACTCTACGAGGAGTCAAAGTTAAACTTGTAGTTGATAAACTTGCAGATGATGCATCTTGATTTTCAGCAACAAATTTTCCAGTAGATTGTGCCATTGCAGGTACTACAAATTGTCCATTTAAACCACTGAAAAATTGTACACCCAATTGACGTAAGAAAGCTTCTGCAGGTGATGTAAGAACATCAATCCCACCAAAAACTGTCTTTTCTACAATATCAGTATCAGTTGAAGTTATAATAGGGTCTGCTCTTAATGATGCAGATCTACCACTATCAACTGCTTCTTTTAACCAATCTCTAAAGGTTGGTTTTTCTTGTTTTAATATATTTTCCATATTATTCATTATTTAATTTTAGTTTATTGATTAAGCATTTGGACACCAAGTAATTCCCTTAGTTTGAAAACATCCTGTGTCAAATAAACCAACAACTGTTAAATTAATAAGTCCTTTATTAGCATCAGTATAAGGATCAACTATAATTTCAAGTCCACCCCATTGTCCAACAGCCATCTTTGAGAAATCTCCAAGATACATCATTGTTGAATTTGCAGCAGGAACTGCATATGCAGGATAACCCAAAACTGTATTATCAGGACCCCAAATAGGAGCTTGATTTGACATTGTTGCTGTAGTTTTTAAAGTTGCTCTGTTTGCTGGTGTAGTTACATAATTAACTGAACCAATATTGGTATAAGCTAAACTAGCTTCAAGATTTGCAATTTTTGCATATGTAATACCGGCAGTTTGTCTTTGAGCTGGTGCATCACTTTGTAATGTATCAAATACATCATTAGTAACACAATTCCATACACCATTCACAAGATTTTGTAAAATACTTGAATAAATAGTTGGATTTACTTCACTTAAAGTTTCTTTAGAAATTGCTTGTGTATGAGATACACGTCTTGGTGCTAAAGTGAGACTTGATGTTGACATACTAGCTGAAGCAGCACCTGTATTTTCACCAGGAAAAGCTGCAGTATCTTCTGCCATTGAAGGAATAACTAATTGACCATTTAAACCTTGGAAAAATGTTACACCAACTGTACGTAAGAATGCTTCCGCTGGAGACACCATAATATCTACACCTGCTTTTACAGTTTTATTAATAATTGCAGAATCTGTACTAGTGATTATAGGATCTGCTCTAAATGAAGGAGTTTTTCCACCATTTGCTACAGATTCAAAAAGCCAATCACGGAATTTAACACCTACTGGTTTTTCATCTTCTGATTTAGTTTCCATAAGATATTCTGCTTCTGTTTTAGTTTTATTTAAAGCTTCTTGTCTTTCTAAAAGAGCAAGTTCTTCATCAATAGTCTTAATTTTACTATCATTTGCATCCCATTCGGATCTTTGTTCATCTGTAAGTGCTTCACTCTTAGTGATTTCTTCCATTTTAGATATAAGGTCTGAACGTTCTGATTTTAAATCATTTATGCGTTTCATAATTTATTTTATTTAATTTTAGTTTAATTTTTAAATTTTAGGATTTTTAGATGCATTTTCATTCTTTCAATTTCATCATTGAGTCTTTTGAATTCTTCATCTAATGAATTTTCTTCAACTTTTGGTTCTTCAGATTTAACTTCTTCTTCATCTTTATCTTCATCTCTTGCAAATATGTCTGTATTTGAATAGGCAGCATCAACAACTACACTTACATCGTATAGTTTTGCAATTTTTTTAATTACTCTAATATTATTGCCTTCTTCATCTTTAGACCATTCGTCATCACCTTTATTCATAATAAAAGCGAAACTATTTTCAAATAAATCTGATCTTGAAACAAGTTCATATACATCATTTCCTAAAGTAGTGTTAGGTACTAATGCCCTGAAATGCAATCCTACATCATCTGTTGAAAGTTGCAAAGTGCCTGATTTTGTACGTCCTAAAACTCTATCATTTTCATGATTGAAGTTAAAGACAACATTTAAATCTTCACGTTGTAGTGCTTCATCAAAAGCATGTCGGTCTATTATCTCAGTAAATAGTTTATTATTTTCAAACAAAATTTTTGATTTTTGATTAAAAACAGAAGCATATCCTTCTAAATATCTTTTACCATCTTCTTCAAATGCTCTAAAAGATATTTGTTCAGGATCTAAGTTTCTTATAATTTTCTTCATTCTAAATTTTATTTTATTATTATATATATTTATTATTTTTTTAAATATTTAAAGAACTATCTTTATTTATTATGTTTGTAGAACTATCTGTTTTACCTGCTATTTGTTCAACTGTTAAATAATTTCCAGGAATATAATGTTTATCTCCCTCTGGATATGTAGAAAATCCTTCAAGTTTTGCTACATCATTTATAGTTGCTACACCCATACCAGTCATAGTCTTTAAATATGCTGATCTTGTTGCTGCATCCAATTCAACCATTGACATTGTATTAAATTCTATAGATATTCCACCTAATCTTTCTTCAGTTGTTAAAAGTTTATGTTCCATTTCTTGTCTATATAATCTTGCGATTGCTGCAATTGCATTTATATAAAAGTTTTTTTGAAGTTGTTCAACATTATTAAATTTTGAAGCTTCAAACAATCCAACCATTTCAGGAGGAATACCAAAAAGTGATGATATCTGACTTGCATTAAATTTAAAAGTTTCAATGAAGACTGCATCAGCAAAATTCATTGACATATCTTGTAATTCGGAATTTGGTGGTAATGTAATCATCTTACCAGCATTAATTGCACCAACATATTTCTTATTAAATTCTTCAATTGCTTCAAGAAGGGCCTTTTGATTTGCACCAGTGACAGTAGATTTAATAGCCTTAGGTGATACTGCATTATTTTTATAGAAGTTTTCAAGTGTTTGAATACCCTGATAAGAAGAACTTAAGTTCATTTTTAAGGCCTCAAGTGCACTTACCCCCCATATTCCATCCTTTGTAATACCTTTAAAGTGTAATATTTCACTTGCATTTATCTTTTGTTCTGTATTTTCATCAATTTTTATTTTATAATATAATTCATCATTTATAATATTATATCCTATTACTCTTGAAGGCGGAATAAGAACTAATGATTTTAACTTTCCATTACCATTTCTATAAATTCTTGCAAAAGAATTACCTTTAAGATTTCTCCAGTATTCTAGAGCACTAAAAAAAGTTTGTTGATTTGTCCAGTTATTTGGATTATAGTGTAGAATTGGATATCTATAATCTTCTTTATCTACCGTACGTCCCTGTCCTTTATCAGAATAAATATTTAATGGCATACGTGATAATGTTTCAGAAAGAATTTTAATACAGGTAAAAAGAGTAGATATCTTTTCTGCATTTTCTATATTAAATTCTGCATTTGTTGAGCCTATCATTGTTGGCATTATGGAATCTATCCACACTTTCTCAGTTCCTAATATAAAATTGGGATTATTCCAAGCAGATCTTAAATTTTGGGTAAATATTTTTAATGACATTAATTAAATTTATTTTTATATATTTTTATATATATTCTTTTTTTTAATTAATATATATATTGTTAATATCGCTAGGTATTAACCATATTTTAATATTTTTTTTCTGCTCCGGTATCTAGTTCTATAGAGTATTGCATATAAGCCGGAGCAGTTTTTATTTCTTATAACGATTCAAAATCAAACTTTAATGCATCTGCACAAACTATATTATGATTCATAATAATATATGCTTCTGGAGTAGGTGATAGAAGAGTATATAATAAGCGTTTTTTCATCTCTTTTACATTATCTGCCATTAATTCTACACCATATATAGTTGAAAGTGATTGTAAATCTCCGTGTCCTTGAAGAATTTTACGATGTAAAATTTCTACTAAAAAATTACCATTTCCTGCAGCAGGATCACAAAAAGTTTTAGTAGGATCTATAAAGACTTCAAATGGAAGTTTATCAAGCATTTCAGAGACAAGTTTAGGAGGTGTAAAACACTCTGCAGTATTTTTTTTTCTTTGTTGTCTTTTATTTTCTAATTCTGTCATTAATAGTATTTAGGTATATTTTTTTCTATAAAATTTATTTCTTCTTGTGTTAATTCAAAATATTTATAAAGTTTTTCATCTGTCCATTCTTGTGAAAAATCCAACCAAGGTACAACCTTTAATTCTCCTCTATCTAAATGTACATTAACTTTATATATTGATAAGCATGCTCTTGCAAAATTTGTTTTTAAATATTTAAAAAAGTTATTAGCGTCATTTTCTTTATAAAATGATACATAAAATTTTATATTACCAGATCTTCCAGTTCTTATTGTCCGTTCAACTTTAGTATTATTTGGGTAAAATGTATAAAAATTATTATCTAACATTTTATCTATATCTTTAAAATTAACATTTCCTCGTATTATTGCAATATTAACAAAATAATCTCTTACATGTTTATTAAGATGATTTAAAATATTATCTTTATTACAAAGTTGTTGTATATTGCATTTAAATTTAGTAAAAATAGGGTCGCCCCATTTATTAACCTCATTTAAACTTGAAACCATTATAGTTTTTTTATTAATTTTATCTATTATTTGTATATTATTATTAATTATGGATTTATCAATATATGTTATAGCAAAAGGAAGAAAGGCGCCGACATTAAATAATGAGTTACCATTAAAAAATGTTATATTATTAATATGTTTTTCAATTATATTATTAACTGATTCGTATTTTCTTTTAATTCCTTTTTCATCTAAAAATTGACTAGATGGAGATATCCATAAAATATATTGTTTTGATATATTATACGCTAATTCTAAAAAAGATAAATGTAACCCACCTTTAAACGGTGGATTTCCCACTACACAATCAAACTTTGGCATATCTTCAATTTTTATTTTATTATGTTTGTGTTTTCATCCATTCTGTATAAGAATTTATACCCTTTATTTCATCTCCAAATTTATAATTTATCCAACCACCTATTGCCATAGCCAAAGCAACACAACCATCAACAGCATCAAGTTGTTTATTTTTTATAATCTTAATATTAGCATTATTATCAACCCATAATACAATATTTGAAAAATTCCACAATAGACAAGGATTTTTCATTCTAATATTATTATTATAAACCATTTCTTCTAACATCTTTAAAGGTGCATTAAAACACATAGCACTTTGTATAAAAGGTTCACAATTAAAACCATAATCCTTTAAATTTGATACTAATAATTTTGAATTTGGTAAATCATATTGAATAGAAACTATATTATAGATTTTATTTAATTCCACTATTTTGTTAAATATAAGATCATAATCAATAGTTTTTGACTTACATTTTGTAATATAACAATCAAATATCCAATTTGAAAGATCTTTTCCATTCTTCCTGATAACATTTCCAGGCATATCTGCCATCCAATAATAAGGAATAGCATAAGAAATTTCTTCTCCTGGTATATAAACTACTATAGAAGTTAAATCTGTATGCTTTGATAAGTCCATTCCTATATAAATATCCTTACCATAAAATTGTGTTTCATTAAAATCTTCGAATAGAGGAAGCAGATATCCTTCAGGTATCCAAACATCAGGTGTATCATAAAATATATTAAGGTGTTTTGTAATAAAGAAATATTGATCTGCAAATGAGTGTTTAGCAGAATTATATGCTATAAGTAAATCATCTAATGTATTTATAATTCCTAAACTTGGATTTGCTTTCACCCAACATTCAGAATTTGATAAATCATCTTCAGGATCAGGTTGAAATAACATTGAAAGTACACTATCATCTTCTATATTACCATCTAAAATGTTTTGGTGGTACTTCAAATACTCATTACAGAATCCATTATTCTTTGCACCTGCTGTAGATATAAGAAATATCATAGGATTTAGGCGAGCACCTATTCCTGTTTTTATTGCTTGATATATTGTGTTGTCTGTATATCCGTGTATTTCATCTAGGATTGCCATTGAGGGTGAATAACCTTCTAGTCTCGCTGAATCAACAGGTGAAAATATTTGAATAAACCCTTGTTTTTCTATATCTTTAAATATGATTCTACTTCTTTGACCTATTAAACGATTACGTAACTCGGGTGTATGAATCACCATATTTTTTGCAAAGTTTAATGCTATAGAAGATTGTTGTGAAGTGTTTGCAAGAAGAATTGATTGTGGAACTGCAACCCCATCAAATAACATCCCATACATTTGGAGAGCAGCAGCAAATGAGGTTTTACCATTTTTGCGGGCCATAAAGAGAAAAGCTTCTCGTATAACTCTCTTTTCTGAATCACTACTATGGTAGAATCCAAAGGCAAAGGCAAGGAAGAAACATTGCCAGGATAACAAGGAAAATTGTTCATATTTGTTTTTTAATTCTATATTTAAAAAAGAAAAGAATTTAAATACTTTATCTACTTTATCAACTCTATATAAGTACTTATCTTTTTGAAGTAGCATTCTAGAATAAAGATTAACTACTTTCTTAATATACTTACCAACTATAATTGAACCATCATTAACTTCTTCAATATAAGATTGTACTTTTTCCCAACATGAATCTGAATATAGTTGTGAATTTAATCTCATTATAATTTAGAAATTTCATCAAACTCATCTTGCTCTTTAAGTTCTACAAGTTTTAACATCATCCTATCTTTTCTAGATATTCCAAGTTTAGATGCAGATTGATTAATATTTCTAAGAGCCATTTGATAAATATTAAAGGCAGGATTCATTTTAGTTGTTGTAAATCCATTACCTGTTGTAATGTCTATAACACAACCTTTTTCATCTAAATCCTTTTTCATTTGATTTGCATACTCAATATTTTCAAGTAATAAATCAATCTGATAGTCATCAACATCAGGATCATAATTACCTTTCTTTTTAAGATGCTTAATAATGTCTTTTCTAAGAGTGTTTGCCATAGTTATATATTTATATTATTATATATCTTTAGTGCAAGAGATATCATCTAATGCATTATAGGGGTATACTATATAATATATATTCAAGTGTATATAAGAAAAACCTGTAATAGGGTAGTGATAGTTATGTGAGGTTAAAAATAATAGAGCCAGTGATATACAGGCAAAGGCTTTCTATCATTTCGTATGGCCTATGGTCATTACATTGTAGTTGAGTGCTATACTCACTATACTCTCTACTGTTTGTCTTATCTTAACTTTGGTTGTTCAACATCATCATATACTCTTTGTTTGTGACAACAGTTACGACAATCGTCAAATGAACACTCATTTGCGGGTCTATTATGTATGATATCTATATGCCACCTGTTACATACATAGTGTCTATGTACTACACCTGAATAATCATGATTACTAGTCTTTGGTCTACCCATTATAATTGTCCATAATTATTTTCAATCCCTTTATTTTCATGATAATGATTTACATTAACATATATCTTATATCTTTTTAATCTTAATCCTTTCATCATTATACTACTAAAGTACTGTAGCATTTCTGTATCGTGCGGTCTACCATTGATAGCACACTCACTCCTAAAGTTCGCTATAGTTATAACTCTTTTATTAACTACTAAAAATTGTACAGACAACAGACAGGCGTGATTAAGGTTGTCGTTAGTCATTATCAATGCATTACGACTACCAGGATTCTTTTGTAGAATATCAATCATTGTTGGTAACAAAGGCAGAACCCTAAGGCGATAGCACGTTTCGTCAACTATATCATTATACTTAATAAAATCATAGTGATTAACAAATTTGAAAGGCATTACATAATGGTAATTTATCTTTGGTTGCATATCATTTTTTATTTTAAATATAGGTTGTTTGCTTTAACCTAAAGTGTGGGTGTTGAGTCTCAGGGAGAGACCGAGGATTTATTTATACAAAATAAATAAATCCGAAGGGATCGAGTATTTATATTTATATTTATATTCACGTTTTGAAATGATTGGTACATAAGGTCTCTATTCATCATCGGTTACCTTAATGTTACTAATTATTACCTTAATGTTACTAATTGTTACCTTAATGTTACTATTTATTACCTTAATGTTACTAATTTCTTTTAATATTTTTCTTTTAATACACATTTCTTTATTACTTATATTATCAAATACAGATTTAATAAATTCATTTATATTATAAGTATACGTATTCTGAAATGTCATACGAAGTATACTATAAAATTTTAATATAAATAATAATTGAGTTTTAGTAAGTTTTGTATATATTAATTCTTCAGCAACTTTAATAGGAATCTTATAATATGTATAATTTCTTAAACTATTTCTTAACTGAGTTAATTGTTCCTTTGCTTTTTGGGGGTTTGATTTATCGATAACTGTATTTTTTATTTTTAATATTTGATCAATTTTAGGTTTTAAGTATGATAAATATTTGAAATCTCTTTTAAATCTAATATTTGATTTATGATATAATATAGTTTTAAGATTGATTTTTAAATTTGTATTTAATGCAATTAAAATTAATTTTATTTGGTTACATGTTAAGTATTTAAATTCTATATCTAAATCATCAGTAATAATTATACTTTTAATAATTTTTTTCATTGGGCAATGGTTATTTTATATGTCGATGACCCAGTACTTCAATAGCCATTGCCAACTATATCCATACTGGGGTCGACATTATATTTTTATATATTCATTTTAAATTTTTATTAATTAAATTTAATATATTTTATTTTAAATTAAAAAGCCCCGAATATCATCTTCATCCACTAAGAGATATACCGGGGCTTTGTTGAAACAATTGAACGATATTTTTAAAATGTGGATGATTTTATATTTTCTATATTATATATCTACACAATTTTAATATCTACTAAATCAGCTTCTATATAATTTAAAGCTGCTTGAGATCTATTATTATTATCTTTTAAACGAATAGGTTTATTTTCATCGTTAAAATATTGAAGTATTTTGACAATAGGAGATTTATTAGGTTCAAATTCAATATACATATCTTTAATACATTTTATTTCATTATTAGTTTCAACATCAAATACTTTATTGCTATTATTTTTATTTAAATCTACCTCAATTCTTACTTTTTCCATAATTTTTATTTTTTTAGTTTATTATATATATTCAAGACAATTTTTCAGCAAAAAGCCACTTAATGTAAGTAACTAGAGAACCTCCGAGGCGCGTAGTCTATATTCAAAATTTGCAAGTTTGTTACGATGTATCGCGACCCTCGTTACTACTAGTTTTTAGTTTATTTTATATATTAGTTTCTTCATCTATATTATTAGAAATATATTTTTCTAAAGCTCCACATCCTTCTAATATTATTTTTTTATGTGCGAAACCTTTATAAACTTCTCCTTTATCTTCATCAAATATTATTATTTCTACTAGTTGTAGAGGTTTATCTAAAAATGGTATTACTTCCCATTTAAATCCGGCATTAGGAGGTAAAGTACGTACATAAACATCATTTTCATATCCATTGTATATACTAGGATCTTTAATAATTTTAAGCATAAAATGATTTGATTTTTCTATAATTTCATTTTCTTTGATTGAAATTTCTCTAATTGTTAGTGTTTTCATAATTATATTTTTTATTATATATATTCAAGACAATTTTTCAGCAAAGACCACTTAATGTAAGCTTTTTAATATTAATCTTTAAATCTTTCTGAAAAACCCTTACTTCTTAGTTCTTCTTCATCTATTTTAGAATAGTGATTGATATATCCTTCAGGTGTGACTGCGTGTGCATAACATAAGCTTATTAATCTTTCATAAACACTTACATCTAAAGTTAAATTAAGTCTTTTAATCGATTTTTTCATAATTATTATTGTATTTTACATTTCATTCGTAAACTCTCCCCTGATATTTTAGATATATGAGTTTTATCAAATTCATTAATTCTATGCCTCATTTGAGCTTCGGTTTGATTACAATAACTGTCATAATATTCTCTTATATATTCAGTCCGAGATTTTGCTACTGTACAATCCCAACATATTTCTTCTTTTTCACAAGATGTTAAAAGATAACTTCCAATAAGAAGCATTCCGATAAATAGTAATTTTTTCATATTTATATTTTTTTAGTTAATTCAATCTAATCATTTTCAATGACTTTAAATCATCTTTTTTGTTAATTATTTGTTAAATATGTTTATCTTACCTCCATTTCCTCACGATCATGATCGATCATTTGAGTCTTTATTTTACGTTGTTGTTTAATATATTCTAAAAATTGTTTAACTGTCATATTCTTACATTCTTCAGAATTGATAAGCTCATAAAGTTTATCCTTTTTAAGTTTATATCTTCTTAAATTTTCCATAGTCTTTTAATATCTCCTTTTTCATTTTTATTCCAAGGTATTCTTCCTTTATTTAGCTTTGAAAGTGTCTTTCTTGAGTGACATTTAGTACATAACGGTTGAATGTTTTTATAGTCCAGACACTTTGAAGGATCATCAACAATATCAACAATATGATCACAAACTGATGCTGAAACTAAATATCCTTCTACTTTACATCTTCTACAAAATGGTTCAACTGCTAATACATAATTACGTAAGTTCTTCCATTCCTCTGATGCATAAAATTGTTGCCGCCCTTCTCTAGTACTAAAATTTTCAATGTTTATTGACATTTTTATATTATTTTTATATATATTCACAGTCCAAATGTTTCATTTAACCACTTAGTGCATAACCCTAATAAACTATAGTTATGAAAAAAAATGCAACAGGTAAAATTTTTACTTTAAAAGCTTATAAAGTTCAACACTTTGATCAAGACAGTTTGACAGAATTTGTAAATGGACTTTCTCCAACAAAAGTTGAAGAATTAAGTGTTTATTATCCAATTGAAGTTGATGATTATCAATATAGATCTAAGAAGAAAATGAGATCTAAACTATATGATTTATACAAACTAGGAGAAGAACCTATTATAACAATAGCTTGTAATTATACAATTGAAGAACTTAAAAAAATTGCACGTAAATGTGTTGAAGATAAATTATTTGCTGCTGATATTTGTGATTCACTTAAAGAAATTTAATATGATATTTTATAATTTGTAGATATACTAGTTATTGTCATTATTATAGGTTTTATGTTTCCAATAACATATATTTCTAATTTATGTCCTTCTTTACTCTTAAATATTTTTATCTTATCAATATAAGTTAAAACATAATCTCTTCTGGTTTGAAAGTCTGCAGATGCTACATTTCTCCATAGTTTGCCTACTGCTTGTGTTTTATTATAGATTTTTATTTTATTTAATAATGTTAGTATACTGCTTTGATGTGATAAATTATCATTTTTAATATCTCTTTGATCTTTATTAAAAACTGTTTCATTTATATAATCATCTTTGTATAATTGAATTATTCTTTTGCCTTTTAATTCATTTTTTGTAATTAAATCTTTATAATATTCAATTTGTCTTTTAACCTCATTTTCATTAAATTCCTTTGCATTATCTTCATATATTTTTAACAATATATCTTTATTCTTAATGAATACTGCTTCATATAACAATTTATCAAAATGTTTTGAAGAAATTTGTCCATTTTTACATCTAATATTTTCATCTTTTCTACCTCCACAATAATAAAATGAATATAAGTAATTCCTTCTATATTTACTTTCACTTGCATATGTATGCATGCAATAACCACATATTATTTTACCTTTAAATAAATATTCATATTTTGTAGCTGTTTTATATCCTATATTTGTTTTAAAATTATTTTGAACATTATTCCATAATTCTTCACTTACAATCTGAGGTATTTTAATAATAATTGAATTTTTATAAGTCCTTTCTCCTTTATAAAGTGTTGAGTGTAATATTTTACATATTGTATTATGTCGCCAAACACTTTTAAATTTTTGTCCTGTTTTAAGTTTTGAAATTCTTCCAATTTCATTGTATCTTGTTGGAATGTTTTTGCTATTAAGGTACGTTGCAATTTGTCGAATTGAAATTCCCCTAGAGAACTTCTCATATATCATTCGTACAATTTTCGACTCATTTGAATTAATATCTATATATCCATCCTTATCCTGAAAGCCATAAGGCATTATTGGAAAATTAATTCTTTTACCTTTTTGTGCAGATAAATCTCTTCCTCTACTCATTCTACTTTTTAATGTACTTACTTCAAGTTCTGAAATAGATGATAATAAACTTAATAAAAGTTTTGTAGTTGGTTGATCGTCAAGTGTATTAATATTTTCTTTTTTAAAATAAATATTTACTCTTTGTTTTGAAAAATATTCTATTTCTTTTAATGTTTGTAAAGTTGAACGCCCAAGTCTTGAAATTTCATAACATAAAATATGTTTAATATTATTTTCCTTTATATAATTTTTAAGATTTTGAAGTTCATCACGTTCAGTAATAAATCCTGAAATCGCTTCACAAAAAACGTTTTCAATTAAATAATTGTTTTGAATAGACCATTTTTGAATATCCTGAATTTGACTTTGTGTATCTTGCAAAGTTGTTGATACCCTAGCGTAAATTACTGCCGTTGTTTTCATATATTTAGGTTTTTATGTAAATATAAACCTATTTTTCTTAATTAAAAAACAAATTTCATAATGTTATTATATTATGAAATTGTTATATATAACTAATTAATTAGTTTCCAATATATTATAAATTATATTTTCTTCATTATTTTTTCATTTTCTCCTCAAAATATTTGGTAGTCTCATTTTTTTTCATTATATTAATAATAGATGTAAAAATTATTATTAATTAAAAATTATGAAAATGAAAAAATTAGATTATGTTATGTTAAAAATTGGTATGATTTTAAAAGATCTTTTTATACTAAAAAAAATTGAGTGGTATATAAGTATCGTATATTATGAAATGGATTTTCCTTCAACGTGTCCTTATAATATTTTTGAAAAAGAATTTAGAATTAGATTAAAAAATGGAAATAAATTATGTAAGTTTTTATATTATTATATCATTTTTAATGAATGGTATAATAATTTAATTATACGTATCTTTAATTGAAAAACTATTATTAACTTAAAAATTAAAATGCACTTCTCAGGGTGCATTTTTTTTATTTTTTAAATCATCATAATATTTTTTCCTACACATTGATAGTTTTGTTTTAGTAAGTTCAGAAGCCTTTCGTCCTTTATTTGCTTTAGATATTCTTTTTTTAGTTTCTTCACTACATATTCTAGTTCGTCTAACTTCACTCATACGTTTTCTACTTTCTTCTGAAAATTTGAATTCTTTATTAAAAGAATTACGAAAATTCTTTATAGGTTCATGTTCATAATCCTCATATAGTATTATAGTTTCAAGTTCATTTGATATAACTTCAATTGTATCTTGATGTTTTTTTAGTTTTTCAATAAAATTATTTACGAATTTACTAAAAGCATAATCATTAATTTTTTTCATTTTTTATTATATTTTTTTTATAGGTAATACAATATTAGCATATTCTTCACCCCAATCTTCTAAATAATCAATAGTTGTAGTAAAGAATTCTATTTCTTTGGATGATAATTCTTTATTATAAAAGTTTGGATTTTTTCTCCATCTTTTAATAAATTGTTTTTCGGTCATTTTATTATTTTAATGTTAATATTCCTTTAGCATCTATATCAGACCTATATTCAAGCATTATTACATTTTTTATTATTTTATAATCATCTGATATGTAAGTTTTTGCATTCATATATTTTTGTTCTATTTTAGGAGAATTTATTTTCCATTCTTTTATTCTCGGCAAAAGATTAAAAATTATAAAATCTTTATTATTTGGGTGTTCTGATTCAAAAAAGTTTACATAATATATTCTATCAAATTTATCTTTATGTGCTTTTTTACAAAGTCCTAATAGTTTCTCTACTTCAAGTATATACGTATTATATTTATTTATTCCAAAATTTCGTATTTTTATTTCTCCAAGTATTGTTTTATCAACCGTCTTTATTATACAATCATAACATATTCGACCACTTGTGAATGTGAAATCAATAATTTCTGGAATATATTTGAATAATTTTGTTGCATAATATCTTTCTTTAGTTTCATAATCATCTAGTATTTCTGACATTTAACATAGTAATCATTTTAGTTATTTGGAAAAGTACCATTAAGAAGTCTTTCCAATGATTTAATTGAATCTGATTTTTTTCTAGGTTTTTTTTCACCTTCAAAATATATAGTGAGATACCCTTTAAGATCACACGCTATATCTACTCTACCTCCTGTTATTTCTTGCATTCTATTTTGAAAATCTTGAAATACATCTGATAAACTTCCATCATAATTCAGAGGTATTGTAACTGGCATTTTTTTTATTGTTTTCATTGAATTTTGATTATTTTATTTGTTTATTATATCTATTCATTTAAAAAATTGTTAAAAAGGCCACTTAATGTCGGTTTTTTAAAAAACTTTAATTAAAACTTTAATATATAATCTATAGGTTAGCAACTAAAAAAATATTTAAGTAAAAAAACTTTATGATTTAAATCATAAAAGTTAACCTCTATGATTTTAAGGTTATAAGCCTATCATAGGGGTTTTTTATTATTAATAACGTATAAAATATGAACATAAAAAAAGAGGGCCCCGAGACCCTCTTATTTTTATAGACATTATATTATATTACCCTAATAGTTTGAATTCATCCTGATTCATCTAGTGCATCGTACAGGTATATTTTAACTATTATATATTAGTAGACTTTTTAGGAGCAACTTTAATTTGTTCCAATAATTTTCTAAGCCAATCAATATTGTAAATAACATTTGCACCTGTTGCAAAACTAATTACAATTATTAATACATTCCACCATTCAATATCAGCGAATATTCCTAAATTAAGAAACCATCCAACATATCCAATAATTAATGCAACGATCCAGCTTGCAATACTTCTACCAAGTGCTGAAAGATTTTTTAATAGATATTTACTTATAACACCTGTAATAACTAAAACACCTGCCCCAAAGGTTGCAAACGAAGTGAACAAATTCATAATGTCAAACCCTAAAGAATCATCTCCGGTTTGAGCAAAAATTGAAATGGGAATTAACATAAACAATCCCATTAAAAAAAATTTTAAGTACTTTTTCATATTATTTATTTTTGTGGTTTTCTAATAAAATTTGCATCTACCCAAGTTTTAATAACATCTAGAGAATTTGTCTCTATTGTTATTACTCTAAGATTTAATGCAGCAACATTTGATACATTCATATCTTGTACTGTTTTAAGTCTTACCAATTCAGTAGCTTGAGTTTGTTGTGCTTTTTTAACATTATTAATTGTAATAAAAATTATCATTGAAAAAGCACATATAAGTGTTAACAATGATGTATTTAAATATTGAAATAATTTTGATTGATTTTCATTTGACATTTTATTATATATTATTTTATTTAATTGAGTCTATAATTTTCAAAGAATCTTGTATAACTGTTATATTTTTATTATTACTTGTATCTATAATTAAGACTTCGTAAACATAATCTCCAACTACAAGTGAAGTATCTGTTGGTGTAAAATCAAATGTATATGCTCCTTGAGCTGCATTTTTAGATGCATGTCCAATAGATATATCATAAGTTGCATTTGCTTTAACAGGAAACTTTTTTGCATAAAATGCTCCATTATAATTTGTTAAATCCATTTGAGTTCCTGAAGAATCAATAACTGAACAGAACAATGTTTTACTATTTCCTTGATAAAATTGGAGTGTATTATCGTAAGCCATTTAATTTTATTTATTTTAATATATATTCATTTTTATTATCTACTTATATACTGTTTTCTACCGCCTATCCATAATGTCATCCTCCGGTTAAGCCATATGTAAGTTCTTGTGGGTTCTTCGTCAATATCTTCATAATAAAATTCATCATCAATAGTTGAAATAGTTCCTGATTCATACATTAAAGCTTTAGCTGAATGCTCAACCACAAGAACTGAATCTTGAATAGTATCACCCTCTAAATCTATAAAGGCACAATCACCTAAGTCAAAATAATGAGAGCTATTAGATCCATTCATAAATACTTTAACAAAATCAGATGAATCTACACCACAGCCTAATTCCCACATTTGACTATTCTTATTTGTTGTAGAGTTTTCTTCATAACCAAATGTTGAAAACCAAGTAGTAATTGTGTAATTAGTTCTAGGAACTTGATCTCCCCAATAAGCCATAAAATAATGTGATAAAGTATCTGTTCGTATAGGTGTATAAAAATCATTATTGTCCATTATAGTTCCTGTAGAAGTAGGAGCTGTTTCTCCTGATGCTCCATTCCATCCTAAAGCTGCTCCAGTACCATTATCTGTAGATATAATATCATTATTTTGAATATTTAAATAATGAATTCCATTAGGTGGTGGATATTGTGGTACATCACAAAAAATACCCGAGAAACCAAATGTAAAAGTGGATCTATTAAACTTAGCAAAAAGATTATGATTTATATCATGATGTCTACTTGCATTATGGCCGTGAATATATAAACCCATAGCTGCATCATAAACAACATTTGAATCAACTGTAAAATGCCAGGAACCATCATCCAAATAAAGACCATTTAAAATTCCTGCAGATGTTGCTGTATGCTCACCCATTTTATAAACAATATTCTTCCTATATTTTTTAGAAACATTAACACTATCCTGAGCAGAATAAATTCCAGAGCAGTCACCTGAATACATACAATAATCGGATATAACATTTTCATAAAAATCTATAGTAGCTCCACTATGACTTCCGGCATGACTAATTCCACATCTTGAAACTGAATCTATTATATTATCTCTTATTGCAATGTTAGTAGTTGTATGAATAGATATAATAGCCTCTGCCATTCTTTCTCTATCTAAGCCAACACTCTCTATTCCAATTCTTCTTATATCATTATATTCAATTAAAGCAGTTCCATTTCTATCTGTTACTATACCGTATTGAGGAAAATCAGCTAAAGTATTGTTTGATAAAGTAACATTAGTAACGCTTACAGTTAAAAGTCCTGTATGTGCAGAATAAGATGCATCACAATTTTTTATTGTAATACTGTCTCCGTCTAATGCAGCAATACTAGCTATAAGGCCACCTTTTATCTCTAATCCATCAACAATAACATTTTTACACGTATCTAATTTTATAGCATAATCTTGACTATTAACTTCAATAGTATGAGTATTTAAGTCAGCACCATCAAAATAAATGTATAATTTCGTATTAGTATAATCCCAATAAGACTCATAATTTAAATCTAGTGTATTTAAATGATTTACAATAAAATATTTTGATGATGTCTTAACAGTTCCGTTTCCACAAGAGCAACACCAGTCTCCAGCACCTATAGTAAGATCAAATAAATTAGTACTACTCCAACTAATTCCTGCGTTTGTCATTACCCATCCACAATCAGAAAATCGAAGAGTTCCTCCCTGCCATTGATTACCTGACCATTCTTGTCCATTATCTACTATTTGTAAATCAGTTAAATAACACCATTCTCCATCGTGTCCTTCAGCAAAAGTAGTATTAACAGAACTATATTCATTAAATCCTGTATTAGGATATCTACCTACAGAATAATGAACACCATCTACAAATATACCTCCAATAAAAGGAGATGAATTATAAGTAGTATTATTTGCCTCAGGACTTGATCCAATAACTCCTATTGATACTTTTCTCCTACTAGGCAAAGTAGCATCTGTAATATCCCAAATATTACTAGAATTCTCTGTAAAATCAGTTACTTCTTTTATAGCCCTTAATATAGGTTTTGCTCCTGTTCCATAGGATGATAAAACAATTGGCTGAGATACATAACCAGATATATTATCAAAAACTAAATTAACATCATCCCATACTTCTCCACATTTAAATAATATAGAATCTCCAGGATCTAAAGAATCAGCATTAACAAGAGTTTGTAGATGAGCTATAGTTTGTTTAGCTGTTTCTGTAGAGTGTCCATCATTATCATTATCTCCACCTGTAGCATCAAAATACCAATTAGTTAAATCTGTGCTAAATGTTAAAGTGGGAATTAAAAGAAATAAAATTAAAAGTATATTACGTATTCTTTGCATTAACTTAATTTATTTTTATAAATCTGATATTGCTGAAGACCAATGATAACAATTAAAATAGAAATAAATCTTTTTAACCATTTAAATTCTTTATTTAAACGATCTGTACGATCCCATTCTTGTTTTAGATATCTATGGAGTCTTTCAAGTTCAAACTCTATTTGATAATAAGCATACTTTGCATTTATTTGTTCACGATCTTGTCCGTGTGCTTCTTCTGTTCCAAAATCAGGATAAGGAAGAGGAAGTGACATTAATAATTCTGCTTTATTATAAAATTCAGGATATGATAAAAGATTAGTTGTCCATCCATCTGCGGCATCAACAATTGATGCAGTATCAATTCCACCAGTTAATTTATATAAAAGAAGTGTTACAGTATCTGCATCATCTGTATCAAATTTTGTTAATAATATATCTGATGTGATTGTAGTAGAACCTTTTATAGTTAAATCTCCTCTAATTGTTTGTTTATCAGTTGCATATAAAGAAAGATTTATAAATAATAATATTAATAAAGCAAATATATTTTTCATTTTTAATTTTTTATTTTAAATATTGAATTATCTTACCATTAAGAGTTTGTTGCTCCATTAAAATATCATTAATTTTTTTAAGTTGTTCTGTAGTTTCATTTATAGAATTAGTTAAAATCTCAATTTTATTTTTAATGTTAGTTTCTTTAATAGTTGCTGAACGTATCCAACCACCAGTAATTATTATAAGACTTAATAATAAAGATATGTCTTTAATTATATTCATATTTTTCTTCCAAGATGTTATTTTTTCCGGCATTATTTTAAATTATTTTAATTGAATAGTATTTTAATATACTAATCCTTTACCACTATTATATAGAAGTGTCACTTCATTTGCTGTTAATGCTCTATTCCAAATACCAACTTCATCTATACTTCCATTCCAAGCTCCACCACCAACTACATCACTTCCAATACCCCATTCATAAGCATTATTTGCTAATGCTGAAGTATAATTTGCACCAACTTTATATATTCCATCTACATAAAACTTTAGATTTAATGTTGCTAATGTATTGTCATAAGTTCCAACAAAATGATGCCAACTTGTAGTGTCATATTCTATTGTTGAATTTATCCATTGATTATTAAGGGCAAAATACCAATTTCCACCTAACGTTACAAGTGAATCTTGTGTCCAGCATCTTCCAACTAAAACTCTATTACTTGCTGCATCATTCATTTTTCCCCAGGCCGATATAGTTAATTTATTACCAACATTTATTACTCCACAATTAGCATATTCAGTACCATCAACAGTTATGCCTGTACCAATTATTCCAGGTGCTCCTAGAGTTGGTGTATTTACATATTCACCATCATAAATATGTGTTGAACTTTTTACATATGTACCACCTGTTTCATCTAATTTATAATATGCTAAACATCCATTATATGGAAATCTTGAAATTGTTGTCCAAAAAAATGATTTGTTTAACATCTTCTTATTGAATTTTATTTATTGTATAAACTTGATTATCAGAATCAAGATATTGAACATAAATAAAGTTGTTAGTACAGCCGTCATATGTTCCACCTATTTTCTTAAATGATGCTGGAACTGCTATTCCTGTTGAATTTTCTTGATGTATAGCAAGAGATACTACACCTAATAATGCTCCAGTTGTTGATACTGTAATTGCACCGGTTAATGGAGCTGCTATAGTTCCATAAACATATCCAAGTGTTTTATCAAATCTCATTTCGGTTGCAGTAGAAGAATTAACTGCTGATATTTTTGAAATTAAGTTTGCATTAGCTGAAGCATTGGTTGTATAAGCTCCTAAAGCAGTATTTACCGAAGCATTAGTTGTTGTTAATCCTAATGAGGCATTTATAGTTGTAATAATTAAATTAACTGAAGCATTAGTTGCATAAGGATATAAAGCACTATTAACTGAAGCATTAGTTGCATAAGCTAACATCGAAGTATCAAAATCAACAATTGATAGTTTATCATTATGTGCGTGTCCTATTAATGAATAATTGGATACGGCGGCATTAACTGAAGCATTAGTTGCATAAAGTCCAAATGAAGCATTCTTTGCAAAAGCTGCAGTATTAATAGAAGCGTTAGTTGCAAAAGCTGCAATATTTATAGAAGCATTAGTTGCATAAGCTAACATTGAAGTATCAAAAGCAGTAATACTTAATTTATCATTGTGCGCATGTCCTATTAATGAATAATTGGATATAGTAGCATTAACCGAAGCATTTAAAGTTGATAATGATCCATCAACATATGTTTGAGAAACACCACTAATTGCTGCAATACTTGCATCCTGTTTTACTGAATAAGTGAAATCAGTCTTAAGTCCAATGCTTGCATCTTGTTTAACATCATAAGTGAAATCAGTTTTTAATCCTAAAGAAGCATTTATAGTTGCTATAACTAATCCAACTGAAGCATTAGTTGCAAAAGCTTTATCTGCAGTTACTAATGCTGTAATACTTGCATCCTGTTTTACTGAATAAGTAAAATCAGTTTTAAGTCCAATGCTTGCATCTTGTTTAATTGAATAAGTAAAGTCAGTCTTTAATCCTAAAGAAGCATTTATAGTTGCTATAACTAAATTAACACTTGCATTAGTTGAATAAGAGTATAAAGCACTATTAATTGAAGCATTAAGTGTTGATAAACTTCCATCAACATAAGATTGAGAAACACCACTAATTGCTGCAATTGAAGCATCTTGTTTAATTGAATATGTAAAGTCAGTTTTAGTTGCTAAACTTCCATCAACATAATCTTGAGAAACACCACTACCAGCTATAGTACTAACATCAAGTTTTCCTGAATTCCATACATATCCAGTACCTAAAGAAGCTTCTTTAAGATATAAGTTAAGTGTATCATTAATTGAAACATTAGTTGTATAATTTAATAATGAACTATCTACATAATACTTATTGACTGCATCTGAAGAATCAGAAGGAGAACCAAGACCAAGAATTCGTTGATTTTTAAGAGATATAGAACCATCGATTATTGTAGTACCCACAACGTGGAAAAACGTTGAAG